CGGTGCCCCATTTCGAGCCGAATGATGCTGAGATACACGTCGCTGTCACTGGGGTTCCAGAGCGTCGGGTGCCCTCCGCCTGCCGCCGGCGCAATCAGGGCGATGCCGGTCGAGGCTCCAACGCCGGTATAGACTCGGCCGTTGATCGCCTGCTGGAGATACTTGCCGTGCGAATCCGTGACGACCTTGGCGCCGTCGCGCGTGGTCCGGTCGGCATCGCTCGTGCTCAATCCGTCCTGGTCGTTGCGCAGGCCGATGTACTGTGCGGGCATCTCTGCAGCTCCTTTACTTCGGCGCTTCTTCCCACGTCACCGACACCTGGAATCCGGCCGTCGTCGTCGCAGCCTGGCTGCACAACGAAATCGCCGTGCCTGGAGCCAGCACGAAGTCGCCGTCGTATTCGGCGATGAGCACGAACGGCGCGAGGGCGCTGGCGTCCGCGCCCGTCACCAGCGAGAACCCGGTCGGTCGCAGGAATACCGGCGCGGCCGTAAACGTGTTCGTGGTCGGACTCCACTTCGCCTTGTTGTCGAGCGGTCCGCCGAGTACCCCAACGGGCGACACGACGGTGTAAGTCAAGATCGGTGCGGCCGTTGCCACAGCTGCGCCCGTCGCCAGCGTGTATGCCCACTCAATCGAGCCTGGCGCATTCGTCCCGCTGACGTAGGACAGCACGAGCCGGATGATGCTGACGAACCGGCCACTGTCTGACGGGTTCCACAGCGAGGGGTGCCCGCCCGTGGTCGCCGGCACGGTCAAGACGTTCCCTGTCGAGGCCGAGATACCCGTATAGACCCGTGCGCGCGTGGTCGATTCGAGATACTTGCCATGCGCCTGCGTGACGACCTTGGCGCCGTCGCGGGTGGTCCGGTCGGCATCATTCCCGGTGACGCCATCCGGGTCGTTCCTCAGTCCGACATACTGTGCTGGCATGCGCGATCTCCTCTTGCGAATCCCTTACCCCGACACGACCGTGGCGCCTTCGTCGAGCGGGAAATAATAGAGATCCCACTTTGTGGCGCCGGTTTTCGTGGCATCCGTGTCCAGCACGATTTTGCCCTCGGCCACGATGAACTCATGTTGCGCCGGCACGATCGCGGCGCCCGCATTCGACTTGACCAGCGCCGACCCGTCGCCCTCGACAATCAAGAACCCGCCCGCCTGCAACGAGCTCGTGTCCACCGTGGAGGCCAACGACACATCGACGCCGCTGGTCGGGTCCGCGAACACCGTCAGGACGGGATCGGAGTTCTGAAAGACCGTCGTCACCTCCCCAAGCAGGAGCGTCACGAAGATGCGCCCGCGCGAGATGGTGAAGAGCGTCTGATTGCCCGAAGACACCCCGTGGGCCGGGAGATCCGCCGCCGCCTTGACACAGTGAAAGCCCAGGCTGACGGCGGCTTGCGTGGCTCGATGGGTGGAGGTATCCATGTCAGACCGCCTCGATGTACGCGCCCGCGTCAAGCGGCACGTAGTAGAGATCCCACTGGATCGACCCCGTCTGCGACGCCGCCGAGATCAGGTCGATGTAGCCCACCGGCACGACGGCCTTTCGCGCCCCCGCGGCCAGGATGATGCCCCCCGCCGTCGAGATGACCAGTGCAGTGGTGTCGTTCTCGCAGAGCAGGAACGCGCCGATCGCCATGTCCTTGGTGTCGACTGTCGCGCCCAGCGCCACCGCCGACCCCGTAGTCGGCGTGGAGGTGATCCGGATCTGCGGGTCGGTGGCCGAGATAGTGTCGGTCACCTCCCCATAGAGCAACCTGATCAGACACCGGCCACCGGTCACCTTGAAGAGGTGTTCCGTTGTCGTCTGCGGCAACGTATCCCCCGCCCTGGCGCAGTGGAAGCCCAGTCCGTAGACCGTGAAGGCTTCCCGCTGTTCTGGATTCGGGTTCATGTATCCTCCCCGTTAGACCGAGGTCACGCCCGTGTGGCCCGGATAGCGCGGCTTCCCCACCACCGTCACCGACAGATCCATCGGGTTGGCCGTCGCGCTGACCGCGAACACGATGAACCGATTGGTTGTGGTCATCTGGTCGCAGTCAAACTCGACCAGCATCAGCTTGTTGTCGTAGGTGGCGGCCGTGAGCGTGATGCCCGCACTCGTCGCGGTCTGCACGTCCCCGAACACGTCGGCGGTCGTCGCCCGCACCGCGGCCGCGGCCAGCCGGTACTTGAACGCGATCTCATAGCCGGTCTTGGCCACGGCCAGCGCCGCCGTGGGCGCCGCGTAGAAGATCAGGGTCGAGTTGCCGGTGATGTCCCCGAACGAGAACACGTAGGTGATGGACGAGAACCGGCTGACATCGATCGCATCGCTGTCGGTGCCCGCCCCCCCGTACGCTTCCGTCTCGACCACCGGCACGAACTGCAACGATTCACTGAGTCTGCTCATGATGGGCTCCTCTTACGACCTGGTAGCAAGAACCACGACAGGGCTCAGCGACTTCGTGGCGCCGCCCTTGAACGGGGTCACGGCCGACCGCGGCATCATCTGCCCGTCGACACGGTAGAACGCCCGGAACGTCTGCTCACCCGTGGTGAACCGCACATGCATCGAGCTGGCCTGCTCGACCCCGCCCTTGCGGATGAGCCGATACCGCCGGAGGTTGATCAGCACGATGTCGCCCACGGTGCCCAGTGTGGCGTTGTACTCGGTCTCGATGACCGGACGGCCCTTGATTGTCAAGATGCCGCTGGGGCTGTAGTTCACGAACCGGGGCTCGAGGGCGGAAGTGCCCGCCGGAATCGAGAGAAAGTCGAGCGAGGGTCCGCAATCGCCATTGATGAGCCACACCGCATTCGCCTTGTCGCGCGGCGCCATCCGCGCCCACATCTTCGACAGATTTGCGGTGTTGATCGTCGCGGCGGTCTGCTGCGTTTCCTTGTCGACGCTCACCAGGCAGGGCGCGATGGTGTAGCCCAGCGGCATGCCGGCGCCCGTCCCCTCGGTGATGGCATCTTCGACCTGGAAGATCAACTCCTCGGCGAACATCGCCTCGAGTTCGCCGCCGAGTGCCGCCGCGTCGCTGACCAGCTCGTCGGTCATGTAGCCCAGCGCACCAACCTTGCGGAGCTTCATCTCGACGCGGGCCAGTTTCGGCTGCGAGATGGTCGGGGCCGTGCCCTGATCCACCCAGTAACCCAGCACGCCTCCATTGCGCGTGGTGGCCCGGCTCGTCTCGTCGATCACGTTATAGGCCATGTTGTCGCTGGAGATGGTCCGCGCATCCACGCGACTCAGCAGTTCGCCGACCGTGAACATGTCACGCTCGATCCCCGCCGCCACCTCGACCGGCACCGCAAAGCCGCCGTCAGACGGAATTGCCGTGCCCATCCCCGCCGCGGCCGCATGCAACCGCGGATCGATGCTGATGCCGGCCGTCGCATTCCTCACCGCGATGGCGAACTCGCCGAAGCCCGCCTGCCGCACCTGCGCGCGGACCTCAGCCGAGACGTTCGTGGGCAGCCGCGGCCCCCATGGTCGCTCCGTCGCGTGATCGGTGCCGAGTTCGATCCGGCTGTCGGCGGGCGCCGTCCGCTCCGCCTCCATGAACTTCGCGGCCCGGTCGATGTCCTTGTCGAGCGTGACGAGGGTCGCCTCCAGTGCATCGAGGCGAGACGCCTGCTCAGGTGTGCGGTCGGCAGAGGGGGTCTCGAGGAGCTTCAGGGCTTCCGCCTTGGCCTCGAATCGTGCCTGCCTCATGACGTTGAAAGCGCTCGCCATAGCTGTTCTCCTTGTGCGGGCCCGTACAACACGACGCCGCGTGGAAGCCGAGCCATGCGACGCCATCTCGCGCAGCAGCTCAGACCAACACGCGGCTTCAAAGGAATCCGCGAACGGGGAGAAGTATTACCTAGGTTTTTCGGCGTGCACTACGATTGCCAAAGACGGGCTGGTTCTCGCGATAATCCGCAGCAAACTCGTCCACGGCCTCTCGGATCGCCGCGGACATCGTGAGGTGATTGTCATGCGCGACCAGCTCGAGGTCACGCCGTTGAGCGGGCGTCACCCGAATCTGGATGACGACGACGGCCGGTTCATCAAACTGCCGGGGACGGGCCATAGGCTTACAGCACCCGAAGCCGTCGCGCGCGCGTGTCGTCGTCGGCCGTGGAGGCGATGGGTTTGGGCGTGACGGGGTCCGCCGTCGCGCCGATCGCTGGTGCATCGTCCTCCCCTCGCATTCCGCCCGCGCTGGCGCGCGACGGCCGGGCGGTCAGGCGCGCTAGCACGTTGTCGAGCGTGTCGATACGGTCAATCAGCCCGGCCGCTTTCGCATCCGTCGCGCCCAGCGCCCGGCCCTCGCCGTACCCGTGCCGCACCGCGGCAGGTGTGACACCGCGCCCGCGCGCCACGTCCTTGACGAACTGGCCATAGGCGTCGTCGACGCGCGCCTGCACCACGGCCCGTTCATCCTCGCTCAGCGGCTCGAAGGGATTGCCGGC